GTGGAGAAGCACACCGCTTTTGATGCGTTCAATAGGCTGCGGATAGACCGTGCTTTCGCTTTTATGCCATGTGATTTTCACGATTTAACCTCCTTTGTATGTAACGGTCAAGGGTGTTTCCCCCCCGAATCCCATCAAAATAGCTTATCTATAGCTCGGAGAAGCGCCAAGGAACCAGTTCGAGCTCGAAGCGGTGCCGCTCATGCTGACACAGAACGCACCGCAGTGACGCACGTTGCTCGGGCTGCCCCCGAAGCGCGCATATTGTGTTCCGCCAGCAAAATATACAGAATCGCAATATTTCGTTGTATCGCTACCGCTTGCAGCTTTCGGGAATAAACCGTATTCGTTCGCCTGCATTTCCGAAATATACCCGGCACTGCTTCCGCTTATTCCAGAGTTTGGTATTTCGATATATCCCGTACCGTCCGTGTTATATCCTGTTACAGTAGAACCATCCTCTGTTCCGTATGTAAGTTTTACTTTCTGGACAGAGTTGTTAAACATATACCCGGCTGTTCTTCGGTAATGCTGACCCCAGTAGTTCTCCATGCCGAATACTTTGACAGGTGTGCTTTCGTCTGACAGACCATAAAACAAACCTTTATCGTCAGCTGTGCCTGTCGGTTTCATGTTGGATTCTGTACCACCTATAATAAACCCGGCGCCAAATACCGTCTGTGTATCAAGGCTTTTACCCATCAGCACCAGAAGCATATTGATAAGCATTCTGTCCGCAAATACTTCTGTATACCATCCCGCACCATTCAACTGTGCAGCTGCGATTTCATATTCACCAGTTTGAGTCTTGCCGATAGCTTTTCCCGACATCGAACGAAGTCTTCCATCAGTATCATATGAGCCGTTATAAATCGGTGTGTAGAAATTACCGATGCTTCCATCAGGCTTAATGTTCGACCAACAATGATAATCAGAATCAATCTCCTTGTTTGAGATATTGACACTGATAATATCACCCGCCTGTGCAATCTTCATATAGATAACAGGCCATTCCATCATGGCATTTCCGCCATAGGAATAATCCGTTACATCTGAAGCTGTTCCATCTTCCTTCAGTGTGAAATCGGAAGGGTCAAGGTAGTAATCCACCGTACCATCGTATTTCAGCATACATGGTTTCGGCATAAAGAATGCATCTTCCCATGAGCCGTAATTCGGAACACCTGTTGTCAGGTCCATTGCAAACGGTGTCATACCGACAGCATCATCTGTATATGCGACCATTGTAGAAGGATCGCTTTCAGCCTGGTCGATAGTGAAACCGTATGTATGTGTCGGTTCGACAGGCGAAGCATTACCGCCAAGCAGTTCAAATGCATTATTTACCCACACATACTCGTCATACATCTGTGGTGAAGTACCACCGTTCGGAACGAAGTAAATCTTACCCGCTTCACCGCTTGCCGGAAGAGAATTGACAATCTCATACGACATGCCTGCAGGTACATCGGAACAATCCCCATTTATGCAAATCCGTGTTAAATCTGCCATTATGTTTTTCTCCTTTACTCAACTGATGCAAGAACAGTAGCCGTAACCGTATCACCGTTTGCATCTGTTTTTGAAATAACTACATTACCCTTGTTTCCCACCTTGCTTTCAACTGTTGCAAAGCGGGATGTAAGGGATGTCATGCTCTGTTCAAGTGCTTTTATACGTTGTGCATAACCATCACAATCACCACAATTATCCTGTGGTATAAACAGTGCCTGACTTCCGCATATATCAAGCATAGCTTACCTCCTTTAGGAATCTACTACCTTCCCCGCTACATATGCCGTGACGGTATCACCGTTTGCGTCCGTCTTTGAAATGGTAATTTCCTCATATCCCAGTGCATTCAGGACATCTTCTTTGGTGATTGAACTTTCATGAATGTCCGGCGGGGTAATTGTCGGTGCGGGTACTTCTCCGCAATATTCGTCACTCCATGCCATTTACTTGTCTCCTTTCTTTGCTTTGAGGGCATCTGCAAAGCAAGCCGAACACTCAACAATCTCCATGCCGAGGAAATGTGAGAGTGCGTTTATAAACCGCTTGTTTGCATCAAGTGCCATTTCCAATAACTCAGGATCATCGTCTGATGCTTCGTACACTTCCCATGCAGTGAACGAGCCGATGCCAAGGTGCTTGACCAAACACCAATAATCCTTATCTCCGTTATACATTTCAAACAGCTTTAGCATCATTCGCCGTCTAAGCTGTGCATTCGCTTCAATTTCAGATGTGATGTCCTCAATCTTTTCTGTCTCTGCCTTCAGCACTTCCGGCTTTTCAACATCAATCAGGCCGTTCTCCATCTGCGACAGTGATTTCTCCAAAAGTGTTTTCAGATGCGATTCCGCACATCCAATCTGTACAAATGCTCTAATAAGGTCTTCGCTCAGGCCATCACTTGAATTTCGATTCTCTGCCATACAATCTCCTTTTGCACTCTTCAATCAGTGCCAGTTTTTCCATTCTTCGTTTATGCCGTTTCACTTCGATTGCATCTGATCTTGCTTTCAGAATCTCGATGCCTCTCAGTTCTTCCGGGCACTCCTTTTTATACTCTTCATATAATTCCTTATATTCCATATTTGCCCTCATAATTCGGGACGCAGCAGCGTCAGAGAAGAGTTAGAAGAACACCACTGCGCCCCATATAACTAACGGTTTACGTGTGAGAACCTTACCCACACAACCATAGTTACCTGAAATGGTTGCGAAGAAGAAATAGTCACAGGTTTGTACCCGGACCGTACAAGCTTCTGTACATCTTCGTTTCTTCCCTCTGCTTCAAAGTCTGATGCCACTTCTAAGATGTCATAGTCTTCATCTATTGCCAGTGAAGGATATACACCTTCGCCTTCTATCCAGTCACCATACTGAGCCATCAGATACGGTGTTACATCGATGCCCTCTATCGCCACGGTGAAATCATTTGCTGTCGTATGACTCAAACCAAGGCCGGCAGATATCGTGTGTGAATGCGGGCTTTGCGTATGACTATGTGGATTTGGTGTGATTTGATTGTTAGACACGGATAGTGGTGTTCCGTTTAGTGCCGCTGTTGATCCACCTGTTGTTCCTGTTGTGGTAGTGGCAAACGGTTGAACAATCAGCTTAAACGAAAACCGCTCAAGATATGCGGATGCCGGTGATACAGGTATATAGAATGTTGCCGGATGTGTAGCATCACCCTGTCTTGTATATTCGACACCATAGATATCTGTTACCTGATTTCTGCGCTGACGGTTCTTCTGTTTGATATCCTCATGATTCTGAGCTACCCTCTCGGTGACACGGTATAGCAATTCTTCATGCGTTAATTTCATTCGTTGCTTGTCTCCCTGTCTATCTTCAAAAACTTCGTCAGCGTGATGGTATCTACTTCGGATTCGTTTTCGTCAATGTCGTAATTGATCTTCGTTACATAGAACCAATCATCAAAGGAAAGTATTTTCTGCATATATGCGGAACACTCTTCCACCTTGAACAGTTCGTTATCATAGATGAATCTGACCTTATCACCCGGTGCAATATCGGCCGGCAGTTCTTCTACTGTAACGTCTATGCTGAATGTACGTCTTGCCTGTTTCAGACGCTTAATGGCTGCGTGATATGCTGTCTTCGCAGCTTCTATTCTGTCAGCATCCGTGATTTCCTTTGTCTCGCCGTATTCCTCTGTCGAGAACGGTGCAAGGTCATTAAAAGCGTATGTGCCTTCTATCAGGTATCCTGACTCCAGTGCTACGGATTCCTCATCAATAACGGCATATTCTAATTCATTATTTGATGCCAGTTTCGGATACTGTGTGGTGTACTTGTGGTAGTCTCTCTCATTGTTGACATTCGCACGAAGTATTACACAGGGGAATCCATCTATCTGTAGGTCTGGATCATTGTAGACCTCTCTCAATGTCATAGAAGACATGCCGGAATCTGATTTCTCTGAGTACACCGTTGCCAGATTGATGACGTTTTCAAAGTCATGCTTTACGGTCGGGTCTTCAATGATGCTGATATTGTTTGCGCCTGTCGGTTTCTTTGATATGATCCATTCCTTCCTGTCACCGAAAGCGGATATATCAATGACTCTCTCATCCACAAACCGCACTCGCCAGAACAGGTCTGTGGTCAGCTCCATTGTTTTGGTCAGTGCTTCCAGTTTGTTCTGCCTGGAATACACATAATCGATAGTGGTATTCTGCGCTGCGGAACTCATGTTAAACCGCCAACCGGGATATGCCATGTTCATGTCGGCATAAATATCTCTTAGCTGATCCACAATCGATGGGTCTTTTACATTGGCAGCCGAATCAGGAAAGTCAGGCGGAGTGATTTCCGCACCAGATTTCAACACCTTCGCCTTTACCTTTACGGAAGCTGCGCCGGATTTAAACTTGACATTGTACGAACCGACCTGTGCCTTTACCTTGGAATGATCCACCTCAGAGATGCCGGCCTCTTCACCTTCCGCATTCCATGCCATAGCATAAGCACGTTTGATATAATCAGCATTTGTGAATGTACCAACCTCGTCTACGGTCATCTCAAACGGAATTGCCGTTACAGTGATGTTATTCTCCGTATCCTCTTTTGCGCCGTCCATCTTCTTGACGTTCGCCTTTACAGTGACGGATGCGCCGTTTGCTGTGGAGAACACAACATTGTAATCACCCGGTTTCCTCTTCACCTTGGAATAATCCACGGACGTGATAGGTACAACATCTCCCGCATCGCTCCATGCCACAGCACCGGCACGTGAGATATACTGTGCATTCGTGAAGGTCGGAATCTCTGTGACCAGAATGTCAAACGGATTCGCAGAAACATTCACTCCGTTCTTTGAGCCTACGACACTGCCCTTGAAGATGACGTTTATGTTCTGGTCTTTTATGGCATTATTTACTGATATCTGGCGGTATGTCCATTCGTTTATGACATGCTCAAGCTTCAGGTTAAGGACCTCGTTCTGTTTGTCCTCTTCGATACCCATGACAATGCCCCAGAAACATTTATTGTTCGTGAAGATTTTTATTTCCTCACGACCGACAAAAAACTCCCGATACTCAATCGGGAGCTTAATATCAGTGGATGGAACAAACATCAATTCATTGCTCCAGTCAAGATCGCCAAGGATTGATGTTCCACGCTTTATTAGATTGCCTTTTTTGTATATCTCAAAGTACATATAATCATCCCTGATCTACAATACTTGTTACCTTTACATTGAAATAGCTTCTCTGGTTCTCCGGGTTAGATGAATTATTCGGGTCAAGAACACATCTGCAAATACCTTCGCTGTCTGACTTGCCAAATTGTTCGAGGAAGTATTCGTTTGCATCACCGACACGGAAGTAATACCGCAGTGTGGCTGATTCGTTTGGTTGAAGGATAAACGGCTCTGCCCTTACCTGTTGGTCATAGGTATTCGGTGTAATGAACGGTGTTTGGCCGATTGTTACACCATCCCTTGTGACTACGATGAAACAGGAACAGATGTGCTGATCTGTGTAAATGGAACAGTTGAATACGCAGTCAACAAGAAGCGGTACTGTTGTGGTGTTATTTACCGTAATACCTTTGTAGTCTGATGTAACACTCAAAACCGATGTCGGCATATTGCCCTGTCTGACGTTCGTATTAAACGCCGGGTCCTGATTGCCTGTGACAGCTCCGTCCCATGTAACCTTCCTGTTTGTGTACAGCGTCAGCAAACCGACATACGATGTTACCGTAAGTTTATTGATAATCTGTTGAATCGTGTTATTGATCGTGTTGATAGCATTCTCAACAATCGACACTCTGTTTTCCAGATTGGTTACCCTGTTCTTGAGTGCGTTGATTTCTGCCCATAGCAAATCAATCTGATGCCACAGGTCATGGATGTTTACCCAGATACCGCAGATAGCGCAGATCATCAGCTTCAGCAGCGTATATAGGTTTGGAAGAAGCTTATGCATGAACTTCTTCCATTCGCACTGGTCATACGCTTCCAGTTCGCCGTCCATTCTGCCGACCAGACAATCATTCGCCGTGTTCAGGTCTTCACAGTCATTATGTGTGACTGTCGCTGTCGGATTGATACCAGTATCATTCTTCATGGAATTGCATACGGTATCTGTTACACCATTCTGGACAAAATCAGGCGCATATTCTCTTAAATCTTCGCAAGCATTGCAGTTAAGTTGTTCGCTCATATCGTCCTCCGTTTAACAGGAAATCTTATCCTGATTCATTCTCATGCCAAAATGGTACTGCGGTGAATACTGCTGACCGTTTGCATCCGCACGAAATGACATTGCGTAGGTAAGTCTCAGTTGCAGATAAAGCCATCCTGTTGGTACAAGATGCCCGGAATCATACCCGGTTTCTGACGGTGTTCCGTCATCATCGCACCATCCGTGCTGACCCCATGCATACTCGCCTTCTTCAAAATCCTTGAAGTCTACATGATAACCACCACCGCCGGTTTCCTGTCCGAAGCCTCGATAGATTTTCTTTATCTGCGGGAAAGCGGATTTTTTGATGCGAAATTCACAAATCAGTTCTCCGCCGGATGCCGGACGGCCTGTCTGATTCCATATCGCATTTCCTTTTCTGGATGAGCTTTCACGGTATGTTGAGCCGTTATCAAAATTGCCCACCTTCGTGTTTCCCGGTTCCGTGAAGTCCGCATTATAGAATTTATACGAACCGCCTCCTCTGCCAAAACCACCCGCAACATATCGGATGTGCAAGTCAGAAGTGTGGACCGCTGATCCTGTAGCACTCAAAAAAGATACTCCTTTACCGGCTACGGCATATGCGTCAGCACTGGTGTCAGGGTTCTCACCGATTGAGAACTTTGCGCCCTCAAACATATAGTCGATTTCACATTCATGCTTATGTACTGTTTTCCAGATACCGCACAGGGAACAAATGATGCCCTTCAGCAGCGTCCACAGGTTCGGAATGAATGCGTGCATGAACTTCTTCCAGTCACACACATCATAGGAATCTACTTCCTTATCCATTCTGCCGACCATGCAGTCGTTCGCTGTGTCCAGGTCTTCGCAATCAGTGTGCAGTGTTGTCGCTTTCGGATTCAGGCCAGTATCATTCTGCAAGGATGTGCAGATTTCGGTTGTAATTCCGTTAAATACAAAATCAGGTGCATGCTCTCGCAATTCTTCACATGCATTGCAATCAGGTGTTGCCATAGTGCCCTCCTTAATATGTCAATGAGTCTACTTCTATATATGCACAGGCCGTACCGCAACATTCGCCTACCTCAATCACGACACGGTTGTTTCCGGGATTCACTGTCCATCCGTAAGAATTGCCCGATGGGATAACCCAACTGCTCACGGGAAGTAATTCCTCACATTTACACTCTTCCGATGCCTTGTAGACACTTCCGTCAGGATTGACAATCAGAACATCATCGGATTCTGCCATGATCTGATTAGCGTTGCCGTTTATGATGATCCGGGGATTCTTAAACGATCCATGAAGGATAAGCCTGACTCCTGTGGTCGGGATATCGGTATCCGAATAAAGCTGACCGGCAATGATTCCGTCACCGCACGTAGAGCAGATTCTCTGTCCGATGCCTTCACCGTAGAAATCACCGAAGAACCGCTGCCCCGCTTCGCAATCATAGATGACTCTGTATCCGCTTCCGCACCATGCGTAGAAATCCTGTAAATCTTTGTGGTAGCAAAGAGCCATATCCTTTTCAAGGCAGTCGCAGCAGTTACACAGTTCGATCTCAGGTTCACAGGAACAACATTCACACGGTTCAATGTCGTGGTAGTTGTAGCATTCCATGAAGTCGCAAGCGTCATACGGTGTAAGGAATGTTTTCTGCTTACTTGCTTTGTGCCATACACCTTCTGGAAGATCAAAATCAACATCTATCTCGACTCTGTTCTTCTTGCCTGTCTTCTGTAGCGTATAGGATGACATTTTTGCGTATGCCCACATCAGCGTGTTATTTTCTATCGCCCACAGCTTGCCTTGAATATCCAACTGTGACTTGATATGCCGTAAATAAAACGGTCGGTGTTCACAGAGGAGCTTCTTCATGTCAAACTTTAGGGTCATAGACACTGAGGCGGCCTTTAACAGACCGCCCCGTGTCTTGTTAGGAGAGTAAGAGCCGTGTGTGAATCCGTACTCTGTGCTGAAATCCTTGAAAGATGCAGACTGACCATCATCATCTATCATGTCGTATTCATCGAATACCAGATCATTGTATTGGATATACTGTCGTTCATAAATCATAATGACTTTGCCCACCTGTTCGCCCTTCTGTTTGCATAGGACGGATTGTTTGTATAGATGTTCTGGTTGACCTTCTGGTTGTTGTTGTAGATTCTTCGGTTGTCGTTCGATACCACACCGAATCCCGCCGGTGTTCTGATGCCGGACATCAATCTGTCAATTGCGCCCGGTATATTCAGAGCGTTCAATGCTCTCAGGAATGGTACTCCAAGTGTATCCACGGCCTTCTTACGCAGAACGAACTCACCCGGTGTAAGCATTGCCGGAACAGTGTCAGAGCCTTTCGGACGCATAGCGAAGATCGTACCGCCGAATGCTCTGTACTGCGGAATCAGACCGCCTGTTGCCCATGCTCCACCGCCTCCACCACCAACACCGCTGCCGACCGATGCCGGACCGGGAGAACCGACCTGATTGTAGGTAACGGTAACCGTTCTGGATGTTGGTATGGAATTGATTGCGCTCGCCAATGCGGATGCCTGACCGGCAGCTCCACCGAGTGCGCCGGACAATGAACCAAGCGCACCAATGAACGAACCGAATGCACCGGCTCTGTTCTGTGCCGTATTGGCAAGGTTGTTGATAGCTGTGTTTGCTTCGATTGCGCCTCTCGATACATTCTGCAATGAGGAATAAACATTATCCAAAGCACCTTGCAGTTGCTCCATTGCACTCTGCAATTCGCCGGATGATTCGATCAATGTGCTGAAGTCGACAGAACTCAATGTATCGAGGTTGGTGTTCAGATTCGCAATGAAATCTGATATTGCCTGTATCTGTGCTGTAGCAGCTTCTACATCCTCGCTTCCTGTCAGGGCCGTCACGATAGAACTGATAATGCTTCCCATCTGTTCAACAGTGCCGTCACCTTGCAGAACTCCGATGTTTTCATACATTCCAACCATCGTATCAATGATTCCCTTGACGGAATCCATTGCTGTCTTCAATCCTTCTACTCTGGCTGAAATATCCTCTGTGTCTTCCGGGACATTATCGAAAGCAATCTGTAATCCTTGGATTGCCTCTGACAACTGTGACATAGTAGAACCGTTACGACCTCTGCCAAGTACGCTTTCCAGATCACCTTCCATGGAAGAAATCTGAGCCATCATTTCCTTGACAGAACCCATTGCAAGGGCAATGTTTTCAAGGTTGGTAGCCATCACTCCGTAGTCAACGCCGGAATCCGCAGCGTTTTGGGAGAACCCTTCCACGCTGAATGCATTGGTTACTTCTTTTATGCTCGACATGAAGCTTGTAACCTTATCCTTGAACCCCGGCATTTCATCCAGATCAATACGGTTCATAGTAGACATTGCGAGGTTGGTTTTTACCATGATGTCACGGATAGAACCCATTGAATTTTTAAGGTTGTCGAGGATACCTTTGTTTACGGCAGAGTCATACCATTTAAGCGCAGTGCCAATCAGTGGAACTTTGCTGCCGATATCTTTCATCAGGTCCTTGACACCATCAAGAAGCCTTCCAATCTGTTCTTTCTTCCTCTCGAACAAATCACGTGCGCCCTGTGGTGCAGTTCCGATACCCGCTGACGCTACATCCGTTTCTCCGATTGCAGCTGCCAGACCGTTGATCTGAGCCATCGTAGCGGAATAATTTTTGATGATATTGTCTTGAATGGAAGACTTAATGCGTTCATGCAGTGCGCCGATAATCGTTGCGCTAGGCGTAATCTGGTTTGAGATATCCCGCATGCCTGCGATAATCTCATCAATCTGGTCGATTGTCCCCTGGAATTTATCACGTATATATTCCCGATTGACTGTTGTGACACCGGCAGCCGTAAATGTGCCGGTCTCCTGCGTCACACCTTCTGCGCCGATGGAATCTATTGTTTTTTGTATCTCTTGGAAGATCGGGATGGTCTGGTTAATGTTGTCAATTACCGACAGCATATTGCCCATGATCTTCGCCTGTTCATTGGATTCCCATCCTGTTTCCGGGAATTCCTTATACATGGTGCTTGAAATCTCTCCAAGCGTGGTAACGATCTCTCCGATCTTTTCACTTGCGCCTTTAAGGTCCACATCTGTATCTGAAATATTTTCAAAGGCATAAAGGTCACGTGAGATAGCCTTAACAGCTTCTAGGGCATTATTGACGCTTTCAACGGTGCCTTTATCTATATCGATATTGGATGTAAATGCATCACTGAGGGATCGAACTATGCTTCCCATTCGGTCGATCTTTGCAGTTGTCGGAAAATCTGCTTCGTTTACCTCTTCCGCTATGCCAACAAACTGAGAAATCAGATTGCCAGACCTTCTAATAGTGTCAAGCGACAACCCTTCTAATCCCATAGCAAGAGCAGCTAATACACCGCCAATACCGCCTGTAGCACCTGTCAGGACACCGAATCCTGTAGTTGTACCACCAACCATGAGCGCAACCTTGTTCATAAACGAACTAAGCTTCTCCATGTTGGTTTCAAAGTTATCCAGTTTTGCATCGCTTATCTGCTGTGCGACATGGGTAAACTCTGTTAGAAGACCGCCGACTCCGGCTATCAAGCCTTCCATGCCAAGTGTTAAGCCTTCACCGGCTAACACATTAGCACCCATGCCGTATTTACTTGCCATAGTGCCTAAAGATGTCAGAAGCAGAGAGAATGCACCGCCTTCGGCAAACAAACGTGCTACAGTGCCGATATTTTCCTCAAAGCCTGTAAGGTCTGCTTTCGCTACAACCTCTGCCACCTTTGCAAATTCAGCAATCAGACCGCCAACGGCAGCAATTTCGCCAAGGAATGCGAATGCCTCCTTGAATCCGCTTGCTCCGGCTGCGCCGGCAGCACCTTTGCCGAGCAATCCACCACCTTTGCCAATGAACTTACCGGCTTTGGTCATCATTCTGCCGAACTTTGAAAACAGTGTTCCGGCAATGCCGATAGGTGATGCAAGAAGCTGAAGTGCTTTACCTAATGGTGAAGCCCATGTGGTAGCGAATGCGACAAACTTGATAATGTTGTCTTCACCGATTTTCCCTGCAATGCCTCCGAAGAAATCCAGAACCTGACCGGCATTATCTACAACAGCGTTTGCAAGCTTGCCCCAGTTAAATGACTGTAGTTTCTTAAAGAACCCAATGATGTTATCAGCATTGTCTTCCACCCACCCGGAAACAGCAGGGGAAAGCTGATTTTTGATAGCATCGGATATTTTCAGAATCTGGTCGGGTAATCCCGCCCCGGTGTTTTCTTCCAGTGCCGTATCAAACGCTTCCAATGCTTCTTTTCCGAGAATAGAAAAAGCGTTTTTTACGTTTTTCAATCTAGAAGAAATTGTGTCTTTGGAAATACTTGCACGCTTCCACAGTTCGGAATCTTCTGTAGCACCTACTTCGATAAGTGCGTCAAGGAATTTACGTGCTTCAATATCACCCTCACGCAATGCTGTCTGGAATTCACCGACCCTGTCTGCGCTATAACCCATGGCCTCACCAACTACCTGAGTTGATGTACCCAAGGCTGCGAACAGTGAATCCCACTCCATTGTCCTCAGAGAACCTTTTGCAAGGATATCTCTGATCTGCTTCATGCCGTAATAGACCTGAGTAGCATCTGAGCCGGCAGCAAGGAAAGCATTGTTGGCAGCAATCGCAAGGTCGGAACCTTTATCAATATCACCGTACAACATGGTGAGATATTTCGTTGTATCTACGATCTCGTTCAGTGCTGTCGGAAGTCCAAGTACGGCCTTATTCAGTTTGTTCTCCACGATATCGGCAGACTTCTCTGTACTGATGCCTATCGTTTCCATCAGTTTTGGGAAGGTCCGCATGGTATCGAATCGGGTAATGGTGTCATTCAAACCATCTGACATCAAGCGAAGTCCTGCACCGATTGTGTACCAGGATGCCTTTCTCAGTACGTTACCACCAAACAGACCGCCGATACGGTTTAGCATACCGCCTGTACGACTCATTACAGAGCTTGTGGTAGTCAGCATACCGCCGATGCCCTTTGACACGCTTCCTACCGTAGTAAACAGGTTGGAAACCGCACTCTGCGCCCTTGATACACCACCAGTATCAACATTGACCTTTGCACTTTTGCCGTTCAGCTGATTGACAAGGCCCTGAAGCTGCTGCAATCCTGAGATAGCAGCTTCCTTGCCGATTAATTCAATTACTATTCCTACTCTGTCAGCCATTGCATATCCTTTACACCGATGAACTTAACAATGTACTTCGGCGGTTTTTCTGTCTTTGCCCTTGTCTGCGGATCAAGGGATTTCCATTCTTTATAGTTTCGATTCGCAATCTCATTTGCATACTCGCCAAATGCAACAATCAATTCCGGCACACTCCATGTGTCCAGAATCTCTGATGGTCTGATATGCAGCTGTTTGCCGACAAAATGCGCCATCATGGAATAAAGGTCGAAGGATGCAAGTACATCCTCGCCTTCATCCTCTTCCGGCACGTTACCGTTTAACAGATTGCGAACTATGACAAGAAAAAAAGCTGTGCTTCTCTTGCCGTGTTAGGATTGTCTTCAATGAACTTGGTGACCGTACTCAGTACACTGGATGTTGTCATGTAATCAATATCCGTTGCCGGGATATTCAGGATGACAGCTACCAGTTCATACATACGGTCAAGGATGGAGTCATCAAGCTGTCCGAAAATCTGGATCATTTCAAGCTTGGTGTACTCTACCTGATTGCCGTCCTCGTCCAGTTTGTAGAAATACGGAAGCATACTGGAAAGCAGCTTGACGATTCTGCCGTTCATACGAGGCTTGACGAAGATGTTCTCGTATTTCTTTGTCTGTATATCAACATCACCTGTTAATTCGCCGTCTTTATAGACCGGCTTTTCAAAGGTGATCTCATATTCAAATTTGCGTAGTTCCGTCTGGTTTGCATCACCGATAACAGCCAGTTCGTCATCATTGACTACCGGGAACGGAATCACGGTTTCCTCTGCCTTATCCAAAGCAGCTTTGATGCCCATGTACTGTTCCTCTGTCATCTGGCCTCTTTCGCTTTCGATGGTTTCAACAACCAGTTTCCGCTCTTCATCGGTCATGCTGATTGTTTTAAGCTGATGAATGATGTTGGTGTATTCTTCGTTTGTCATAATGAAACTCTCCTCTGAAAAATAGGGCGGGGCTGCCCTTGTTTTCAGACAGCCCCTAGATATGAAGGTATGAAAATGGAAAAAACTTACAGGATGATTCTCTGCTCTCTGTAGAAGTTGCCGTCATTGTCGCGTGCTACCGCAAACGAGAAGGCAAACTCTGTAGATTCGCTTGTGACAGTCATCGGGAAGGATGTGACGAAGACGTTCTCAAAGATGTCTACAATCTTGATCTGGTCATCCTGGTACTTCGTCCATACGATAGAAGTATGGGTATCACCAAGATTGTCAGGATTGAAGACACGCTCCTCGACCTCAACTTCCTTCGGATAGGAAATGAGCATATTCTGTCCGACATGGATTGCGTTGAACAGGATATCGGTTGTGCCGTCCTCACGGAAGACAACCTGATACTGACGCTCGTTCAGGTCAACCTGAATCGGGATAGACAGCTGTGTCATGGTAGCGTCTGTAGTATCACAGGAATCAGCAATCTGAATTGCATACATACCGCATACATTCTGGTATGCGTCCGGCAGAGTAACACGGCCATAGGTCTTGCCACCCGAAGAGAAGGATTCAACCGTTTCCTCTACACCTGTCATGATGTAGCCGGTGACGTTCTCGCCCTTGCCGGACATCGGGTTCAGTTTCCAGTAGTTCGGCGTAACCTTTGTGCCGGTCATCTCAAACGGAATCTGAGTAATCTGGTCATTGTATCTGGATGCGTTACAGGTTTCCTCAATCAGCTCAAGGTCTGCGGAAGAACCCGCTGTGGACAGACAGGATACCTTAACCACATCAAGCAGTTCAAAGTCCTCAATCGCATCAAAGATAGCGATAGAAGAATATCCAACTACCTTGGTAGAGGACAGCTTGATGTATGCGCCTGCGTGGCTTGCGGTCCAACCGTCACCCTGTTCGGATGTCGGTGTAGCGGACAGGTCGATAACGACCGCTGCGAATCCGTCTGCTGCTACCTGTTCTTTTGTGACATCCACTGTGTAAACATCCGAATTGGTGAATGCGGATGAATCTGAAATGGTTACCGTTACAGGAACAGGATATGTAGCATCTGCGCCCGGATATACATACAGTGTGATAACACCGGCAGCAAAGTCGATTGCGTCATATTTTGCATGATAAACAACTGTCTCATCGGCAGCTGCCATCTGAAGCAGACCTGTGTTGACGCAGCCTTTCTTCATGCACTCAAACTGGTTAGCCGGTTTACGGAACTGGTTGTAGGTGTATGTTCCGCTGATGTCTGTGAACTTACGTGTATTGATTCTTTTGCAATCCGGCAGGTCTTTTCTGACACGGATATCAATTTCTGTCTGATTGCTGAGAGTCTTAAGTCCAATCTTTTTCAGAAGAACTTCATTGTTACATCTCATGGTCTATATCCTCCTTATTTCTGTGCCAGAATTCTGTCGGCAATAACTTTCGCTTTTGCCTGATTCTTCATCTGGTTAATCGCTTTCAGCTTTCTCTCGATAAACTTCTGGCGGTCAACCTTCTTTTCGTTGGTCTCTTTTGTTGCCATTGTTGTGTCTCCTTTATAATGAAAATGACATACTGTTTAGCTGTTGCGCTGTTTTCTTGGCGAAGAACCTTCCCTTGTACGGGCTTGAATACATGGAGAAAACTTCATCACCGTCAAACCAGTGAAGTGCTTTCTTTGCTTTCGGTCTGACAGCACCTCTGCCGTTTTCTGCGTAGTAGGCATAGTTGACATCCGTACCGACAAACCATGTGCTGCTTCCTGTCTGTTCTGTATGGATGCTCTGCTGAAGCATCCCGGAATGAACAGGTGCAAGTCCTACCATGATGTTTTCGCCAATGTTTGCAATTCTTGGTCCGAGCATTTCGATTGCGCCGATTGCGCCAGAAATAGTAAGGTCAGCCATCGTTTACCACCTCAAATACCGGGTATACATTCCCTTCCTTGTCAGTTGACTGGTAGGATAAAAGGAAGTTTCCGTCTGAGTCAGAAACTTCCTCTATCCTTCCCATGCGGAACGTTTTTGTTCTTCCTGAGGGGAGAATGTATGTTTTGATTGCAAGGTAGTTGGTTTCATGTGACCGTCTACCGCAAACAGGACAACCTTTGCTTATCTTCTGATAAACTCCATTGAATTTGATCTTCATACCACCATCCCCCACAAGTCACGTGGTTGACCGCATAATGACATCATGCCGATCATGTCCTTGTAATCCTCAACGAGCATCTTGCCGATATCTGTTTCCAGGGCAACGGATACAACATCGCCTGATGCGTATTTGATCTCGTTCTCATCTTTCGCTTCACATCCGCAATCGCTACAGCAATTGCACTCGTTCTTCGCATGGATGACTTCAAGGACATTACAGAACACAGGAAGCAGACAATCAGGGATAACCTCATAACCCGCTTTGTACTTAACAAGCAGCTTGTATTCTGTCGGGCACCCGCATTTCTTCTGACAACCGCATTTACATGAAGGTAATCCAGGGATCACGTGAAACAGGCCGTCAGATTCGTGGTATGCAAATTCGGTAATCGGTGTGATGGTTTCCTCAATGCCCTCAATAGTGATTAGCGAGAATTCAAACGTATCCACATCAAACGGATGATAGAACGGTTCAAATACAATCGGGCAGTCGGCGCATGGCGGGAGGTCAATGATCTCCCGCCTGTCACCGAGGAGGAAAGTTTCACAGGGTTTCTGCATCCAACACGTTGCAATACTGATGACATTCACCAGTTCGGCAATGTCCTCGTCCGTTGCCTTTTCAACGCATGAGCAGAACCCTTTCAGCTGATTGATTATCTCAGTCGGATTAATCAAAGCTTCGGAATCAGAGTAGTCGGGTTAATCAGTGCGCCGAGGTCAGCTGTACCCGCTGCACAGTATGCAGATGCCGGAATGTTGACAACCTTTGCCAGTCTGGATGCGTTGTTGTTGAAGACTGCACCGTAGTTGTAGTAGTAAACACACTCAGAACCACAGCCGTTAGCCGGTGTCTCTTCGGTGTACGGACCTCTCTTGATGAAGTCATCGGACGGCAGAAGGTTTGTAGCCATCCAACCGCCAACTGCGTCAGATGCCAGGAACCATGCCTCACCTGTGGAGTTGGTCATGTTGAACGGAACGAAACGATCCTCGACAACCAGTGCGCCGTGGAAACGAAGCTCGTCACCTGTACGTGTCCAACCATCCGGCAGTTCGCCGTTTGCAGCCGGGCGAATAACAGCAAGAAGACTCTGCTTAATAATCGGGTTTACTGCGATGATGTAGTTTGCAAAGTCACCGCCTGTTGCGTATACACGGCAAGCGATAGTAGCGAATGCGGAAAGGATGTTTCCGCCCGGAACAGCTACGACAGCCGGATTAGCCATTACGCCGAGAAGTCCGTGGAAGGATTTCAGTCCCGGTGCAGTTGTGCCGATAGTACCGAGCATCATGTTACGAGCCATGTAAAATGCCATAGACAGCATTGCGATACGTCTGCGGGTCTGGTTGTAATCCTCACCGGCAGATGCGATCTCGCCGTAATTGCGGTCGATGCGGAAGAAGCGTCCAAGCAGCTCATGGTCGATGGAATCACAATCCTTTACGCAAAGTCTGGTCAGCGGAACTTCGCCGGCGCATTTTGCGAAATCCATCGGCGGGAAGCAGCAAGCCTCTTCGTCTGTGTCAGGATCAAGTGACCAGAACTTGCCCGGTACTTTGATCTTGTAACCGTTTGCATCATCCGGGACGATAACGCACTGTGCGCCTCTGTCATTCATTTCAGACTGTACTCTTGCGGTCAGCTGAGTATTCAGCAGCCAGTTCAGAACCGGGTGACGGTTCATAAGTGCGGTTGCAGCATCTACTCCTGATCCACAGCAATCCGGGATAACATCTGTGAAGTTGGATGCAAGGTACTTGATATCAACAGCAATGTTTTCAAGTGCTTCGTTAAAAGTATTCATTACAGTTCTCCTATTCCATTGGTCATGCCAATATGGTGTTTTTCAGCGGGTTTCTCAGGTTTCTTCTCTTCTCTGATAGAAACGGAGAGATTCTTGAACTTCTCTACGAAGTCCTTCTCCGCTTTTTTCGCTGCGGACAGGGATGCCTGAAGTTTTTCGTTCTCTGCACGAAGTCTTTCATTCTCTACACGAAGGTCATGCATAATTGCGAGAACAGCAGACAGGCCGTTATCAGCGGATTCTTCCTCTGCGGATTCTTCCTCGACTACTTCATCGACTGCTTCCTCAGAAGTTTCTTCTGCTGCTTCCTCAGTTTCTTCTGTAACCTCTTCGGTCACTTCTTCCTCGACTGTCTCCTCAGTGACTTCCTCTGTGGCTTCTTCTGTGGAAAGAGCCTTATCAAGAATGGAATTCAGATCAGACAGACTGTCGGGTTTCTGTTCATTCAGATTTTCCAGTACTTTCGTCAGGTCCACTGTTGTGTCTCCTTTCAGTGTGATGTTGGACGAATTCACGTTTCCGGCTTCGCCCACAATAGCAAAATCCCCAATGAAGATTTCATCGAGGATTTCAAGGTTGTATTGTTCAGTTAGTCTTTCGTTTCTGTGATAGGAAAACTCAGCCGAGACACCAAGGTCATACGGCATACGCTTTAATTCCTTAACCAGAAAACTTTCGTCATCAAGACGTAAATTGACATCCAGACCCATGCGACCGTCACCGATATCTACCAGTGACAGGTCCTTCTTATTCCACTTGCCGAGAATCAGCGGGAATGTCGCAAACTGCATATGACCAAGATTGATTGATCCTTCATAATCATCCGGGAGTGCATCAAGGTATTTCTGCAATGTTCCTTTCATGATGTAGAACCACGGATTCCCTGCGGAATCGACTACCATGCCCTCATCCAGAAGTCTTACTGTCTGGCCAGTCTCAGGGACGGACAGGGTAATCATCTCGTCATATTCCTTCTTTTTGATTTTGCGTTTGATGGTGCGGATGTTCCGTTCATCAATGATGTTCATACGTCCACCACCTCCACGAACCATACGTCCAGACGCTTCTTACCGCCGTTGCACGGAACGCATTTGGTTTCCTTATACTTAGCACCGATGTCATCAAGGAGCTTTTTGCGTTCAGGTGTATAGTCCATCTTTTTGTGTGCGTCGAGCAAAGCGGTCATGAATACATCATCCTTAATGTATTCGTCATACACTTTGCCCGGAATCATCTTTACGTATTCGTATTTCATACCGTTGTTTACGGTATGCGGAATCCAGAAGGTCTGTGGTACGTTAATTGCCTCAATCAGCCTGTACGCTTTCATCCTTCTTCTTCCCTCCTCTTTTCTTAGGCTTTGCCTCTTTCAGTTCTCTTGCATTCTTCGGATTCTGTTTTGAATTTACGAAGGCAAGGTACTCTTCAAATGTTTTGAAGTGCATAAGTCCTCCTATCAGGGTTCTTCGTTATCTCCACCTTCGTTATCTCCGCCTTCGTTTTCTCCACCTTCGGTTTCAACCACGCAGGTTTCGTCTGTCGGGTCATCAACCTCAGACCGGGTGATCTCGACAACAACAGTGTCAACCGCATGGAACGGGATAATGTTCAGCTTGCCGGATACATTTGCTTTGATGTCAATTCCAGTGTCAACTGCGCCATAAGCGGATGCGCCTGCACCTGCGTCTGTTGCATCGTTGAATACTACAGTGCTGCCTCCTGCTGTCTTGACCGTTACTTTGTAGCTATTTGCATACATTGTCGTGTTTCTCCTTTCGTTAAATAGGTAATTTATCTTTGGTAACTCCGTTGTCCTTCTTAGCCAGTAACGGCAGAATCAACGTCATTGCCTCCCTGTCAAGGCTTCCAGTGAAGTCTGACAGAAATTCACTATCGGAAATGGTTTTGGTCTTTTCATAGACCAGTTTCTTGTTCTTGTCCCTTCCGAGGACATAGCACGGAATCCGTGAAAGCGGAATCTGTCCTGTCGGCTGTTTGGTGATTGACCACCAGTCTGTGACTACCTCAATCTTGCCGTCCTTCACACGGTAACGATTCAGGAACAGCTGTTCCAGGGAAACCGCTACAAACTTATGCGGTGTGCCGGCCGGTGTGCCGTCAGGATTCAGCGGAATCAGTGACAGGTCCTTTTTATTGATTGCGTCTGCTGTGGTAGCATTCACGTAATCCTCAAAGGAAACGTACTGACTGCCTTCATCGTCAATCGCCAACACTTCCACATTCTCTGCGTCATGCAGAATTTCATTGATGCTTTTTTCCATTTTCTCTTCTCCTTTTACATTGTTTTCATAGCACCGGCTTCGTCATATAATGAACTGCGGAGTAATTCCACAACTTCATTCGTTACTTTGTTGACCTCTTCGCTTTCGTTATTGTGGTAAGCGTTGCCGAGGTCCTTGATTACCTGAGACAGTTTGAGCCTTGCTTCGTTCTCATCCTTAATCTGCTGCATGTCGTACTTGTTGAAGAAAATCTTCGGTACTTGAACGATACGAGCAATAAACTCTGAAAACTGTGTCGCAAACTTCTCGCGCATCGGGATGATGGTGTTCAGCATGGCATTGTCAATGATCTTTTCTACAGATACATTTCCATGAAGTTCGCCAACCTCAACCAGTGTCGGGGACATGCCGAACAACTGCGCCATGATAACCGTGTCAACATCCAACCATTTAAGGAAGTCTGTACCCTTTGTTACTCTGGGAAGATGGATGTAATGTTCCGGGTCAAATGCACCTGACAGAACACCAACTGAATCAGATGTGGATTTCTTAATCTCCATCAGGAGTTTCCTGATCTCGTCCCTTGCCTTCTGAAGTCTTTGTGTCTTTGCGCCTTCTGTATTATTCAGAACAGTGGATGTGGAAATGTCGTTTCCGTCACCCTCTGCATAGCCGGTACGTGAAAAGAAGAATGTTCGACCGGGACCGTCATATCTGATGTCATAGTTAAGCTGTTTGTAAACACCTGTAAGAAGATCGACCCTCTGTTTATCAGCTTCAAACGGTGATGTGGTATCGACATCCGATGTATCATTTCTTAAAAGGATGAAGTCTGACGGGTCTAACAGGATATATCCGTTATGGTCAAACCACTCTACGATCTCCTCATACTCTTCAAAATCCCAATCCTTTGTGTTGATAGTGGTATCAACCTTATTGCGGTCTTTACGGACGTAATAAGCTACGATTTCGTCAATGCCGTCTTCACGGTTCATTAAGATACCGTAATAGCCTTTCTTGACATGGTAGATATTGCCGTCATAGTGTCGTAATCCGCATTCACCATAGGCAATCGTTCTGCCGATGGCCTGTCTCAACTCTGCATAGTTGGTAGCACCGACTCTGTTCTTTGTCTGGTACAGCCATGTATCCAGTTTGGCATCAGAAGCGGAATCACCTGTCGTAAGACCATTAGAGAAGATGTAGTTCAACTGACGATCCAGTACATACTGTGCGCCCGGCATATTCTCCATGTACCAGTCCACACTGGCGGGTTTCTCCTTTGACCAACCTACCAGATCAGTGCACTTGGTATCACACTCATTCATTTTTGTGAATACGTCTTTCAGGTATTCCTCGTTGTACTGTTCCATGTTCATAAGTCTTCTCCAAATAAAAAACCGCCGTAAGGCGGTGATTTAACTTGCGAATTTGCACAAAATGTTCCAAAATCGTGTTTTAAATTGAAAAAAAATCAAACCTGACCAGATGTGTATAAAACTGCTGCATGTACGGCCAGTAAAACAGCATCCAGTTTATCAGGTGAATGTCCGATGATGTTCTTGATCTCGATCTTCGGGCGAATCTGTATCTTGCCGGATGATTTTCTCTCATAGGTAACAAACGGAAGAATGTCTTTTACCATCTCAACGGTCTGCGGTGACCATGTGATCTTCTGGTCTTCCATCAGGCTCTGTAAATCAAGGTGTAATTCTGCTCTCATGTTGCTTGCCTGTGTCGCTGCGTAATGCCTTGCCTTGATTCGATCCCTTGACGGTCCACCACCAAAGCTGACACCTTTGCATTCACAGCCATTGGAAAGCAATCCTTCCAGTAACCACACGCCAAAGCCGATATCCACACATGCAAATGCTGCGTCTATTCCCTTGAACATCACACTGACGTTCTTAATGATATCCTTCGATGTAACACCATCTACCCAGTTGTCCTTCTTCATGGTAGCGATATCATTGACATGCACCGATCCGTCAGGACATACAATCACATCTGCTACTTCGATGTTATCCTTACCTTTGTAGGCTGCGTCTATGCCAAGGAAATGAAGGCCCTTGCCATGTTCCTTCTTTACAACAGGGTCAGGGAACATGCCGGCACCCGAACCGGGCAATTCACACATCCAGTATCTTGTCCGGGTATCCTGATGTTTGGCAAACTCTGATGTTAATACATGTTCCGCTGTCCATCTGCCTTCCTGTACGGCAGTTAATGCGTCCATCCATATAATGACGGTTCTATCAGACGGATTCTCTTCTGTCAGAGCATCGTAAAAAGCACCCGGCTTATGCGGGTTACTTATCATTACAAGCAGTTCCTTAGAGCCGTCAATCGAAGATAACTCTCTTCGTCCAACTTCGTTGATAGCATCATCGCTTACATTCGCAGCCTCGTCTATGACATACCCTGTTCCTCGACCAATCGCCTTGTTATGCGCCAAGTCGGTATAGGTGTCACCCAAAGTAATGGATTCCAGGTATCCACCACCTTCTGCATAGGAAATACGTGTCTTACTCAAACTCTGGTCAAGTCTGTCAACCTTCCTTACCGCATCATTGGTTAAGGCATGTTTGATTTCCTCATGCGCTTCCGTTAGTGCCTGTCGGGTATAGGTCATGATGATATCTGTACCGTCTTTTGTGGCAGCAGCAATCGAAATCTTCTTACCCTTGAATGCCATCAGCGGAGTGATGTGACCCAGTAACCATGATTTACCATACTGTGACGGTGTTACCACTACTACAGTGTCAAAGTCTCCTGACATCATGCATCCGGCAATCAATGACTGTGTGTAGTAGGTCTTTATGTCATAGGCCGTAAACAACTCAGCAGCACCGATCTTTGCCAGTCGGTCAGCTGTCTTTTCATCTACCGTGATTCTCTTGTAATGCACAGGGATATTCCCTAGCATGTATTTCCATTTACCACGGTTCTGTGATGTGTTCTCTTCGCTCAGTAGCTTGATTAATCTCTGCATAACTCTTCTCTGGCAGGTTTTTTAAGGAAGGGTTTTTAGAATTGCCCTTCCGGGATTTCTGTTGCGATTTCCAGATTTACTGTAAACTGTTTCGCCGTTTTCTTGTACACCTTGCACAATTTCTGGCGATTTCCTTTGGTACTGACCCCGTGATTTTCGATACCCATTTGTGCAACTTGCACAGTATAGTTATCTTCGCATGATACCTCGTTTCCCTTCCTCTATGCCACTACGTATTGAATGAAATGGTATCCGTTGGTTGAAAAGGCTGAGGAGTGGGGGTTTTTTAAGGAGGGAAATTTAGGTTGGGTGACGTAATATTTCTGTTGCGTTTTCGAGATCGGATCGAACACATGTTCGGCTGCCGTGGCCGGCGTTCACTGACTCCGTAGTCATCGAATCACTGCCACATAGTCATTGAATGCAAGTCACTGACTTTTTTGTATGATCGGGCAACTATGCGGAAAACACGCATTTACGGAATAGTTGCAAACACTGTGCGCGGGCACACGCTGACCAGATGTACAACAGATGGCAACATATGTATAATACCATGCGTGCACGGTAACACCGGGATACATGCCAGGTATACCGCTGCCGTGATCCGTTGCCAGGTGCGTGTCTGATCCGCTGCCGCCCTGCCGGATGTGTGCCGCTGCCGTGCTGATCCTGTGCCCCTGTGCGCTAATATATAGCCCTGTGGGCGTGTTCTGGGCGTTTATGCGATGATCTATGCCCTATGCGGTGTAATTGCCTAGAATCGGCGTATATTGCCGTTGTATTGCTGATCTTCTGCCGGTGCGGGATGATCTGGGCTGCAGGTATATAGGCGTGATCTAGGCTGCAGGTGTTTCCCTGTGATCTATGCCCTTATATGCTGCCTGTGCATGCATTGCATGATCTTTGCTATTACTCTTCATCCATAAGGGCATTCAATACGGCCTGTCTTTTCTCTTCATATGATAGTTCAACTTCGTGCCGTGCTTCGATGATCTGTTTCTCGGAGTAGTCTCCGCCCATCTTATTGAGCATGTCTATAGCCCGCTGCCGTGCATCGTCTTTTCTGTTCTCGTCCATAGCCATTTCAGATAATAGGCTGATCCTTTGTTCACGGTTAAGGATCGCTCCAGAATCTGCCAGGGCCTGCAGGCGTTTAAGCTCTGCCTGTATACGTTCATCCTTCTCCAGTCGGCAGGCTGCCTCCTGCATGGTCTTCTTGCTATTTCCTTTACTATAGCCGGCTGCTGCGTATGCTTCGCCCTGGGTTTTACCCTTCACACGTTCCCGGCAGTATTTCCGCTGCCTGGTGTCTAATGGTTTCTTCATGATCTGCCGGGCCTCCTTCCTGACATCAAAAAAGCACCGGGACCGCTGCCGGTGCGCTATTTCTACCCTTTAATTATAGCATGATCCTTTTACTTTGGTTTACTGTAATTGTCTGATATACACTATCCCATTGTGCATTCTGTATGATATTGCACTATTATTTTGTGTATTATGCCTATTGAATAACACTATTATATAGTGTATTATTACATCATCAAAGAAAACACAGCACCCAAACAAAAGGAGGGCAAAAGACATGACAGCATATGAAATCAGAAGAATATTAGACCTGCACTATATCAATTACACCATCGGCAGAGACCCGGAAACAACCTGGGCCGCTGAAGCGTGGACAGACAAAAACGGCGGTTATCATGAGGACATGGTAAATGTCACAGGGTGGAACAAAAAACAACTTCTTGACTGGTTAGGCTATTAAGCCTTCCCGGTGTAATGCAGCCTAGGCCGGTTACAAGCCCGGATAAATGCAGAGTACACCGGCAAGAGTGCAGCCCCTGGTTTTTAATTCTAAGGATCAGGAGTTAGCGGGAAAAGCCATACAAGCCAGATAAAAACCATTTTAAATAAAACCCATAAAGGAGGGCCACAAAATGACAAATCAGCAGATCATTCTTCTTGAATCCATCGACCTTATGAACAAAGGAATTATAAACGGTTCCGGCATCATCGGAGAAGTTAAGTACAAGGACGGCAGCACAAAAGCTGTTGAGCTTCCCGAAGTGATCCACACCTTCGCAGCCTGGAAGGAATGCGGGCGGGTAGTACGCAAGGGCGAGAAGGCAAAAGCAGCCTTCACCATCTGGAAACACGTCACGAAGAAAACGAAGGACGATGAAGGCAACGAAGAAGAACGGGGCCGGATGTTCATGAAAAAAGCCTTCTTCTTCACATATGACCAGACAGAAGAATATAAACCGAAAACGGCACGGGCTTAACGCCCGGCCGGATGTCAGGAGGTAACGCAATGAATAAAACATATCAGGACAGCACCTGCACAGTATTTGAGACAGAAACACACGTCTTTGGAATCATCAAAGACAACAGCCCGAAACCATTTTACACAGTGACCGCCCGCCCGAAGTCAGGCAAGGGCAAAACACTAGCCACAAGGTGCACCTACGAAAAAGCACTGGAAATCATAAAAGGGCAGGCGTAAAGCCTGCCGGGATTAATGCAGCCGGAGGCGGTCACAAGCCCGCAAAAATGCAGAGTGATCCCAGATAAAAACCACAGCACATAAGGAGCATTAAAGATGATAACCAACACAAGGTTTTTTAAAGCAGTCGCTTATGATATAGCAGATGAATACATCCCGTATGATGCGGCCGTCGAGTTCTGCCGTCTGGTTTTTGAAAATTGGACTGATGAAGAAACATACTATCGGCCGGTGAATATCGAGGAGCTTTATGAATGCGCAGTTGAATGGTACGAAAACCGATAACAAAAGGGGCGGTCATCCCGCCCGGCATAATGCAGCCGCTGCCAGTTGCAAGCCTGGGTAAATGCAGAGCATGCCAAACAAAAACCACGCACCACAAAGGAGGGTAAAACATGAACACACTGAAGCTGACAAAAATGGGAATGGATTTTTACGGGGCGGACACCGGCGCTACCGACTGCGGAAATTACCGTCTAAGAATCCCGGAAATCAAAACGGTTGACGGCCTGAAGGTATACGGGGATTTTAACGCAGCCTGCATCATGGATCATAGCGGACGCAAGCCCCGCATGATATCCCGTTTCGGCTTAGGAATTGACCTGTGCTACTACACTGACACCGGCAACTGCTATGCATACCGCCCGGATGGTCACGGGGGAAACTATACCGTATGGACCGGCGTAAACATGCAGCCGTTTTACGGCATGCGCTACACACTGGAAAACATTCTGAAGGTTGTAAACACCTTCGCAGCCGTCAAATTTGACCGTGTGGAAATCATCGACAGATAACACGCAGGGCGGGCATAACGTCCCGCCCACCACATCACACAGGAGGTTTCTATTATGTACGATTTTGACGTTTCAAAGATCATTGAAGCGTGCGACATGGTAGCACGCAGGGTTATCACTATAGGCGGTGAGTATCACGGCAGCGTGTTTTTGTTTGATGCATGCATGCGGGCTTTTGATAATAAGCGACTCCCGGCACAGGCTTTGACCTTCTCCGTGTACATCGGTTATCCCGTCAACTATGAAGGATTCGCACGGATTGACCGGGAAGGCAATGTAACCATGTGGAGAGAAGGCACTCCCGGACCGGCAGACAACTAAAACAAAGGGCGGGACTGATCCCGCCCACATCACAACACCAAAGGAGGATTAAACCAGATGAAAACCATCAAAAAAGCACTCGTTATAGTTCTGATCTTTTCCGCACTACTCGCAGCTGTACCGACTCCGGCAGCCGTCCGGCATCCGCATTTAAATGTCACAGTCTCCCATAACGCCGGGAAATATACCGCCCGTGTTTATCACTTCGGCAGACTGGTGGCCCGGTACAATTTCAAACACCGCCCGAAAATTGTTTACACTACACCGAGCCGGATGAACTACCACACGTTGACGCACCGCAAAAACAAAGTGCTTTTGATCGAGGTTGTGACCGGCACGAAGTTGAACGCAGAAGGTGACGGCAAAGTAGACATTAAAGGCCCTTATAACTATATCTCATATAGGTATGTACCCTGGGCACGTGTCAACAGCCGGATTCTATCGTATATGATCTACAACCCATCAAACAACTATGAGGATGACATAGACTGCAGATTGGATCAGGGATTATAAGAAGGACCGCCCACACCGGGCGGTTCTTTTTTTGTCCACCTGCAGCCGGTCACATTGCGCAGGCTGCCGGGCATACGCTGCCGGATGTACTCAGAACGCTCCCACATTGCGCACGCTGCCGGATGTACTCAGAACGCAGCCGGACATAAAGCAAGCCCCTATTTTGCGATTCTAGGGGCTTTTGTGCTTTTGCCTATAGTTGCATAGGCTTGTGTTCTGTTTTGCCTTCTACGGGCATTTCTGCCGTTTCTGTGGGCTTTTCTTCGGTGCTTTCCTTCAGTTCTTCGGGCGGGTCTTCGATGTATTCCACCAGATCACCCGGCTGACATTTCAATATACCACACAGCATGTTCATGAGCTTCCAGGACACTACCTTGCCATGTCTCATGTCCTGTATTGTAGCTTCTCCGATGATCTTTTCTTTTCTCAGCCTGCCGGTATTATACCCGGCATTCTTCAATAATTGTAATATGTCAACCTTGAATCTTATCATTCTCACACGCTCCTTTTTTGTTTCATTATATACCGCAATTACACAACTAACAAGTGTACAGAATACACAATCCTACACTATTATTTTGTTCATTCTGCCTATTGAAATACACTATCTAATAGTGTATCATAAGATTATCAAATAAAGGAACTAAACACGGTGCAGTGATGGTTTGAACTTAGACGGAGATCACCGCATAACGCCGGATCGGGATAGGCTGAGATTGAGAACGCACAGAGTGCTAGAGCGACTAAAGCCCACCGGGACTGCACCACACCACACAGGAGGATTACCAAATGAAAACCGAAACCACACAGAACGCACGCATCATTTTCACGGTTCAGCCGGAAGACATCAAGCCGGCACTGACTGACCGTCAGATCAATAACCGCATGAAAAAAATTGCGGACCTGGATCAGGAAATCAAACGCCTGCAGGCTCTTCGGGATTCCGTAGCGGATGAAGTCAAGGAAGCGATGACAACTGACTGCATCGA